ACCTGTCGTACTCGCACGACCATCACTATTGGTAAATAATTCAAAAAACTTATTCATCAGCATAACCTCCACATAATCACTTTAGCTGGGGTTGGTTTCCCGCGTGCGATATAACTCCACGCATTCTTACTATAAGAGTGCGGTCGTTTTTTCGGTTGTTTCCCTTTATTGCCTAACCAGCTAAACATGCGTTTAAACACGCCTAAAAATTTAAACTTCATTGTCAATTGCTCCATATTTAAGATTGCCCGCCACGCGACGCACCCAACCTTTACCAAAGGTCGCAAAAGTGCCAAGTTTGCAATAAAACTCAAGGCGTTCAGCGTTCAAACGCATAATCACATCAGAAATCGCCATTTTTTTAATAGCAGCAATCGTCATATTGCCAATCACACCGTCATCAACAACACCGACTGCACGTTGCAACATACGGCTCGCATTACCTAATCCATGATTTACCGCAGCATCAAAAAACTGATAAGCCACCGCTTCTGGCATTTTGTCGCATTGATAACGTAGCCAAAATGCGGAGTAGTAGATTTTATAAGCTTGCTCACGCGTCATTGCTCGCATACTACCTTGATAACCGTTTGCCTGAGCAGTACGTTTAGTGATCCCCCAATTGGTTTCCCCGCCTGGGTCTCTTGGGTCATTAACGTAGCCGCCTTCATGACCAATTAAACGATTGAAAATCTGTGTAAAATTTAAAGACATAAAAAATACCCTTAATCTATTAATGATTAAGGGTATTATCGAAAAAAGAGAGTAAGATGAAGAGTGGAGCGCCTTCAGCACTAAAACAAGGCAAGATTATGGGGTTCCTCAGGGTTACGCACTTGTGCCACAATTTCCCAACCACTGCGATCCGATAATTGATATTTAGGACAAAGTTCAAGCATGGCCATGCGTCCTGATTTGTTCAAATGCTGGGTTAAATAATCAAAATCAGCCTTAAAGCGATAATTACGCAACACTCGCAAAGCTGTTTCGCAACGAGGAATATAAACCCATTCCCCTCTAAAAACTTCGCGTAATTTCACCGCACTTTCCAAACCAATTAATGCTTTGAGCTTAGGAAAATAATGTGCCCCATCGGTAAATCGAAAGGTTGCCCCACCAAAATTTGTAATGATTTTTTCAACAGCAGGAAATCCAACTAAATCAACCATCTGTTGTACGGTTTCCGGCAGAAGTTCCGCTACATCTTCTAAATTCGCCACCATAATAACCTCCGCAATGTTATTTTTTGCTCATTCTCACACGGAAATTTTAAAAAGGCGGTATTTTGCAGAAAAAAGATAAAAAAAATCCCACCGAAGTGGGATTTGACTAAAACTTTTCAATAGGGCGGTCATCTGCCTTTGTAACTTCCAGTTTAGGCAATGATATTTTTATTTCAACTGAATAACTCTGACCGTGAAAACTCATTACGTCCATTTCAATAAATCTTGTATCTTTTGGAAGTCTAGAAATTATATCTTCTGATGAAGAAAATCTTTGCCCTGACTTCAAAATTGAATTCAACTTATCGGTTTCTACATAAAAGAGTTTTTGAGATGTACGCTCTTTTGATTCTAGAATATCTAATTTTGAATCAACATTATTTATTTTCTGTCCTGTTTTAGTTGATGCTAAAATATCGTCAAAACGATTTGCAATACCATCTTTATCCTCAACTTGATAAAGAGAAAAACCTGATTTAATTAATCCTCGAAATAATTCCCAAAAATCAGCTCTTGCAATACTTGCATCGGTTAGACGAAGAATAACTCCATTTGTTTTATTTTTATCTAAAGTAATGACTATATTAAATTTTGCTCCATAAAGCGATTCATATCCTTCAGGAGCACAAATTCTAGATTCGGAATAAGCCATACATTTTCCAAAATACTTGAATCGCTCTAAAAAATCATTCTTATGAATATCAAACGGATAATCTTTGAACATTTTAATTTCTTCTTTTGCATGGTCAAACACCCCTGCATTGACAGCAAAAGAGCTGGCAAGCAATATAATCACAAATAAATTCTTCATAAAAAATCCAATAAAAAAGGCTCCAAAGAGCCTTTAATTTACACCTGATAATTTCATCTTACAACGTCTTTTTATTCCGGTCATACACTGACAACATCTGCACGACTTTCTTTAACTGCCATGGACGTAACCAATGGATAAAATCCACTTTAAAAGATCGTTTTGCAATACCATCGGCATATTCTTTCGGTAAGTTATGTTTGATTAAAAGTGCGGTTATTTTAGCGAGATAAATTTTCTTATCTTCACTTGGTGATGGACGATTTCCCCAAAAGCCTGAGCTGGATTTAAAACCTTTCTGAACCATTACATTCAAGACTTGGCGTAATTCACTGTCAGTCATCTCTGTGCAACTGGTTTTACCTGTTGTATTGGCAAGTAAACCGCGATATGTATCATCATCAAGTCCCAATTGGTTTTTCCCAATATGGATTTTCGCAATTAATGATTTACGCTGCATAACCTTTCTCCTGTTCTGCTTTCCAGGCTTTCCAAACGGCAAACTCAGGCATATTTTCCACAAATTGCAACTGCCCAATAGCGGCGTAACGTTCAATATATTGAATGGCTGCCATACGTTTATCCTCTTCTTGCACCGCAACGCTTTGCATTTCAGCTTTGCCTTCATTACGCACCACCGCAAACAACGGTTTCGCCCCCTCATACACTTTCTTCAAATAGTTATGATTCGATAACGCCTGAATATTGCGTGTTTCCCGACGGTTTTTCATCACTGCTTGAACAGTTTCATTCAACGCATGAGCTAATAATGGACTAGGTTGATACATCTCTAATACTTCTTGCATTAATTTCAACGCACGCCCATTAGATAGCGCAGATTTTTCAGGTCGAAACAACCCAATATAACTCACCAACGCACGCGCATTGCGACCACCCAAATTGGAGATTAACACCAACATCTCACGCCCCGCATCATCTTCCAACAGCGCATCCAAGTGGATGTCACTATGACAAATCGGGCAACGACATAGTTTCACTTTAAAACTCCTTTAAACTAGGTTTAAAACACATTACTCAGCCCACTTCATCTAACTTATTCCCCTCTTTTGTAAAGAGGGGCTAGGGGAGATTTAATGGGCTGTAAATGGGTTTTAGTCCTCAAAATAAATTTCATCAACTTTCGGTGCTAACCGATACCATGTGGTCACACGGAAGATTGAGTACCGTTCACTCCCTTGTTCTCTGATAGCGAGAAAAACATATTCATCCTCTTCATAACACTCCCATTTGCTATAATTACGCATAAATAATTCTTCGGCGACACTTGATTCTAAATAAAATGGTCGTTTTTTTCGGTCAAATTCCAACCACTCGCTATCTTTAATGATTTTCTCTACTTCTTCTTTTTCTTGATATTCGTCATCTAGATCATCAATAAGTAACCATTCGTATTCGATATCCATAATTTATTCCCCCATTCGAATTGAAAACACATTACTCAGCCCACTAAAACGGGGTTAATGGGCTGTAAATGGGTTTTATTTCTCATTAACGGTTTCTATATCTTTCCAAATTGGCTTCGTCATCGTGCTGCCATCATCATAAAATGACGTTATTTCGATAAATTTTCTCTGTAAAATTAGCTCCCCGTTTTTTCGCTTAAATAATCTATATTCATTAGACTCTTTTATAGATTTCACCGATGGTCTAATTCTAAAATCATTTGAAACAGCCATATTTTCAACATTAAACTCTATCATTTCCACCTATCTCCCTAATCTCATTCTTAAACCTGGCAGTAAGTTTTGTACGTTGCCAACATAAACTGCCGCGTGTTGATTTTGCCCCAAGCGCAACGCGCGAAGCGCGTGTGTGAGCTGTTTTGCCGCTTGTTCTAATTGCTCATCTAAGCGCATTTTTTCTTGCTCAGTCATCTTGCATATCTCCATTCACCTTTTGGCATTGTTTCTGTAATGTCAGCTTCTGCCCATTTTAAGAACTTGGCGATGCTGATTTTTGGATATTTACGCCCTCGTCTCACTGATGGGCTATCATATTGCACACCATCAACAAACCCCTCTTTATTGTCATAAATAAGCCCTTTCCATAGTATTTGTCTATCCCCTAATAACGGAGGAAAACCGTGTTCTTTAGGACTTTTTGCGGAGTAAACATGCCCAACATGCAAGTCATCTTTTGTTAGCTCAGTCATACTTCCTCCACTTCAACCACGTCATCAATTTCTGTAATGGTGTGCGGTAGTTTATTCACATCACACACATTTAAATCACACATATCTAACACTTGTTCATTGCTTTCAGCTTCAACAACTGCCTCAACCAAACAATAAAAGCGTGCCACATACTTAGCCATGTCTCACCTCCGGTCTTCTATTTGGATAACGCACATAATGCGCACACATCTTTTGGCGATTTAATGCCCATTCTTCATTTTCGCTTTTTCGAGCAACAATAGCCGCTTTCTGCCAAGCAGCCTCAGCGGTTGCCCATGCACCAGCACGCTCCATTTCAACAGCTAACGTGCTAAAATCTTTATAGGTTCGTAGTTTTTCCATACATTGCTCCTTAGTTAATGATTAAAACCTATTACTAATGCCCCTCATCCCGTCCCCCTCTTTTGTAAAGAGGGGTTAGGGGAGATTTAAAGGGCATTTAAATAAGCTCTAAGCCCCAGCTACATCTAACGCAATCGGCACATACTGATCGGTTTCGCCCACACGTTCATAAAGGCGAACATAAGCCTTACTGCTTACCACTTGAACGCTTTCGCTAATTGCCTGCATCGCGTTTTGCCAGCGACTGTCTTGGATCTCGACGCGGCGCAAACCCAAAATACGTGAGGTGTTCAAATTGCCTTCCTTATCCACATTAAAAGCACGTTCAATTAATGCTTTTAATTCAGGGCGAGAGCCTTCACTCCATTCATTCAAACACTCATCAATCAACACTTTTGCTGCTTGAATACGTTCATCAAATTGCAAACTTTCGTTAATTGCGCGTTGAATTTTGTATTTACCGTCATAGCTGAAAAGAGTCACATTGCCTTTGTTGCCTCCCACTTTCGCGCCATATTTCTCGGCAGAAAGCTCAATAAAGGCTTGTACATCACCAAAAATGCCTTCTTTAAAATGGCTAATTGCTTTGCTTAAATCACGACCACGTTCCACCCATTCATACACGAGCGCATCACGTGCTTTGTCGATTTCTTTCACCAACTCAGCAGGGGTTAAATTGCCTTTTGCATCTCGCCAATATTCTTTACCTTCAATTATTACTTTCATTTAGATTTCCTCTTTTCCTAACTTAATCACTACAAGCCGCTTACCTTTATCACGTTCACGTCGGGCGGCGGTTGCCGAACAGTAAATCGTTTTTTCGCTCACATTGAGTTTTTTTGCTAATTCTTCTGCCGTCCCGTCACCCAAATTCTCTTCGCCACGATAGACTGCATAAATTTGCCGACGCGTTGCCATCGCTCCTCCTAATTCAAATATTTACGCCAAATCACTCGAATACCTTCTACTGCAAACTGTGCTTCTTGGTATCTCCCCACATCGCGTCCAACTTGATAAACAAAAGCGCGTTGTTCACGCTCTAAGCGATCTGTCACCGCATTTGCCATCACACGAACGGTTGGTTTGATTTTTTCAAAATGCACATTCACCACAGTAAGCCCCATTTCATTTAAGCATTTCACTGCTTTTTCTACTTGTTCCAAATAAGCCAACATTAAAGCGTTGTTTTTATTTAGGCGTTTGGTTGTTTTTGCCTGTAACATAATCGTCTCCTTAACTAATTAACATTTTGCTGTATTGTTCAATCATCTCTGCGCTAATTTCGGTCTCGTTAATCTCTGCCGAACGTACAACGCCGCGCATTAACTTACTTAATCGACGTGCGTTACCTTTGCAGGCTTTCAATAAAGCCACATTAAATTCGCTCGTATTAAGTGCACTTTCTGCTAACATCGCCAAATCACTTTCAGGTAATGCATTGCCAAGGTCGCAAGCAAAACCCACTCGACTATAAAGCTGTGCCAACTCATTATTTTTGCCTTTTAAATTCACCAACAAGCGAGGCATACCCGCTAAAATCACCCCACAATTTGTTAAATCGTGAATACGTCGGATAAATTCCAAAGAGCGGGTAGAAAGTAACTCGGCTTCATCAATCATTAACAAACGTTCCGCACCGTTGAGTTTTTCCACAATACTTGCCAAAACATCATTATTAACACCGCGACTGGTGGCCCCTACAGTCTCAGCAATTTTGCGTAACAGCACTTTCGGTGTACAACTTGGATCAACCTCAATCAAAATGGCTGAACTATGTTCTTTCGCATATTGTTTAAGCATTTGTGTTTTACCTAAGCCTGCCGCACCGTAAATCACATTAATTTCGCCCTCTGCGTGGGCAAAGTGCATAATTTCCATACCGCGTTTTGCTGTTTGAGTGGGTACAAATGCATTGTTGTATTTTGCTTCAACCACTTTCGCCTTATGGCGTGCCAATAATTCATCCACTTTGTTATCTAACCATTTAGTATCAGTTGGATATTTACCGTTGATATATTGGCTAACAGTCGTAATAGATACATCAAATAAGCTCGCCACTTGTTTTTGGCTCATCTTGTGCGCATCCATAAACGCTTTTAATTCTTGTGCTTTCATCTTGTTCTCCTTATTCATTTACTAACTTTTTTCTTTGTTCCCACGCCTCTTTATCTGCTTTAGTTAAGAAAATTGGCGTTTTCTCATTTTTAGGTTTTGCCTGTGTTTTCAACAATTCAAAACCTGATTGCTGATGCTCAATCGTAATAATCGGGTTAAGTTCCGCATTAATCTCATCAAGCTGTTCTTGTTTCAATTTCGCGCGGCGTGCATGACGCTCTTGGCGTGTTTTCTCAACAAACGGTATTGGGAAGGCGTCACGTTTATTGCCATCTAATTCGGCATAACACACAAAAGTGCCGTCTTGCTTTCTCACAATCACTTGGCTTGGATCGTGAATATCAAACATCACTTGCACCTTTTGCCCATCAACATCGAGCAATTTCGCGCTAAAGTAATAATTATTGAAAAGTTGCAACCAACCACGTTGTGCCACACGTAATGTACTTGGGCGGAATAAATCCCTTGCTTCCACTGGCGTAACAAAGACCAAATCATCAGGGTTCATTTTTTCCATCAACTGACGGCGTTTTTGTGCAGGTGTCATACCAATTTCACTATGCACCTGCTCGTTGTTGTACCAATCAACCCCAGCTTGAACCGCATCTAAAAACTGATTCCAACTTGGCAATTTACCCACTGCCCATTGTTGTTTTGGCGTTAGCTGTGTCGCGCCTTTACGCTTTGCTTTATCCAGTGAAATCACGGCTGTGCTCACTTGTCGAATAGTGTCGCGGTCTGCCCCTGTACCGTGATAGGTTTCAAACTGGCGAGCGATACGATATAAAATCGTTTGATGCACCCGCTCAATAATCCCACGCCCTTGTGGATTGCCTGGAATCCCTGTTTGGTGATTAATCCCCAAACGCGGTAACATCCCCGTAATATCCCCATCAAGCATCCAGTTTTTCTCACCCCCACCGTTATCGGAGTAATAAATTGCTGGTATGCCGTAGCGTTCCACGCCATAACGCAAGGCATCTGCCACTGCGAGAACGTTTTCCGCCAAACTAGCCGACCAACCCACAATAAAACGACAAGATGCATCCATTATTAATGTCACCTCAGGAATAAAAGGGCGACCGTGTTCAGGATGGGCGACTTTCAATTTCATCGCATGACCATCACCTACCCACACATCATTTACCTGCAACACGCTCCAGTCGCGTTTCACATAAGTGTTAAGGGCGCGGAGTTCAGAACCTGTCTTACGGCCAATTTCCTTAATGTGTTTTGGCAATTTCGCCAACGCAGCACGAACTTGGTCAATGCTCGGTTTCATCTCTAAACGCAATGGCTCATCTGCAAAACGTGCATCCCATTCAGCCGAAAAATAGTGATAGGCTTCTGCAACATTGATGCCATTGGTTTGGCGATACACCGCCAAAAAGTCAGGTAACCACACAATTTCTTCTGCCTTTTTCGCCACTCGTTGCATTGGTGCGAGGGCTTTTAATCGTTCTTCAGGCGTCTCTGCCTTTTCATAATCCAACACCCACTGGTTCAAAGTGCGTTCAGATAAAGTGCGATTTTTCCCTTTCTTGTTATTGGCAGTTTCCACCAATCTCATTAAATCATCGGAAATGCCACCATGTTTAATTTGTTCACAAAAGAACTTAATCGCCTTATAACGTGGCTGAGCTTGTTCGAGCTGTGCCACTTGGGCAACTAACGCCATTCTTGCCCCCGCTACTTCACGTTGTTTTTCCGTTAAGGTTTTTAATTCCACCTGACGGAGATCGGCTGGGAGGGATTTTGGTTTTGAAACAGCACATACAAACTTCTTTTGCAATTCAATTTGAACTGATTCAGGAAGTGATGAAAGTGCATATTCAACACCACCGCCTTTAACTCCTTTTAATGGCTGAGATTGCCATTTTTCTTTTCTTGCTTGTCGATTTACATTACTAGGGTGTTTTGATAATCCACCAATACCAGCTAATTCTTTCGCACTAAACCATAGTTTCACGATAATCCTTCCTTATTAGTCTAAGTATCTGCTTGGCCATATATCCTTTGGTTCCTTACCTAGTGCATCAGCAATAATCTTTTCCCCCTTTGGATAGCGTTTATCAAACGCATTTCTTAGAGTTGTTTTTGCTAATCCATGCTGAATCCCTAATTGAGCTAATGAAATCCCTTTCTTAATCAATTCAGCTCTAATGTCAGCTCTATGCATATCATTAAATCTTCCTTTTTCTTTCATTTTGTGCGATCCTTAAAAGTTAGTTGTTTGACTACTTGATTAAGTACTTAATCATCTACGATTTAGAATATATATCAAATCATTTTCTTAATCAATAGGTGATTTAATAAAATTTTATAAAATCTTTCTATTCGGTGTTTAAATTATTGATTTTATTTAACTTAATCAGCTAAATCTTTTTAAATTATTTTGATTAAGAAAGGTGATTTATGAAATCATTAGATAAAGTTTGGTTTACTGCCAAAGAACTTGAGGCTTTAAAGCTAAATGGACTGCCATCTCATGCAACAAACATCACAAGGAAAGCTAAAAATGAAAATTGGCTATCTAGAGAAGCTAAAGGTGTAAAAGGAGGTGGGTTCGAATACCATATATCTACATTGCCAAAAGAAGCACAGATGTCTTTAGGGCTAAGAGATAGCATTCAATCCATAAAGAGTAATGCATTCAAAGCTATGGAAGAGCACGCTATAAAAGAGAATGGATTTGCTGATTTTAAACAGATGAACAGAGATCACTACGAACCTATTGATGATTTTAGGGGTGTCAGAGTTTCAGCAGGCTTAGGTTTAGAAAATGAAGAACAATATGATTCAGCTTACATAATGGTTGAAAGCTCTTGGTTTCAAAGAACTGGCAATAAATCAAAACATTGTGCAATGTTTACCGTAAAAGGGGAAAGCATGGAGCCTACCTTGAAAGATGGCGAAGAAATCATTGTTGACCGCTCTAAGCGCGAATTAACAGAAGGGAAAATATTTGTACTAAACCACAACGGATCAATGTTGGTAAAGAAAGTACAGTTTACCTACGGTGGAGTAGAGCTAATTAGTGACAACCCATCCTATCGCCCATTAAAACTAGACACAGAAGAAGCAAACAGCCTTGTTGTGATAGGGCAAGTAGTGCGTGGCTATCGGGACTTCTAATATGTCACCG